TGTACCACGACCACCTTCTCTACGAGGTAACCAGAAATCTTCCAACATGGACATATGATTTCTGTCGTCACGAATCTCACCAGTGTTCGCATCGTATACCATCTTGTTACGATAACGATTCATTACGTCCTTGAGATACTGTTCTGCTTTGACCTTTGGTAAGTTACCAACGTCAATGTAGAAGATACGTCTCTCAGGAGCACGAGAAATACGATAGATGACAAGTGAGTCCTCAATCATTCTTAACTGATTGACAGCCTTAATTGCCTTGTGTAAATGTGAAAGGACTGTTCCTTTCTGTGCATCAATAACACCAGATGGACAATATGCAATAGAGTCTGAAGTGATCTTTAGTCCAGTTGATGTTCCAGATGCGACATCGATTCCCTTTTCATTGTAGATATAGAATTCTTCAACACCCTTAATAATTTCGGTATTGTTGTCGTCTCTGTCTTTAATGACTTGACGAACTTTCTTAATCTTACGAGGATCGATATAACGTAATTCGGTGACACCCTTTTCTGGGGCATTCTTATCGATTATTTTGTGGAAATAGATACGTCCATCAACATACCAACGTCTAAAAATGTCATGCCCTTTAGAGTTAAAATCTAAAAGACGTAAGACACTATCGAACTCTTCACGAATACGATTCTTGACTTTCTGTTGGTATGGTAAACGATCCGTAATCAGGGATACCGATTGATCTTTTTCATCAGAAACAATCGATTCGTTGATGATATCTTCAACCGCCATATCGCACTCTGGTTGTTGTGCAATGTCACGGTATCTACGAATAAGATCCGCTTCGGTTCTATCTCTACCATCAATATCTAAAAACTGGGAGTAGAAACCACCCCCAGCAATATCACCTGCACCGTCATCGGAAGTGGGGAGGATTACAGAATCCGTCCCCTCATCCTTTGATCGTGTAATACGAAATCCAAACAATTCAGCCATAATAATTAATCTCCTATAAGTCTATTTAGACGACTCTTAGAAGTTCACCGCTGATGCTTCAAAGTTCTGGTATCTCCAAGTGATAGAGAACTCTTCAATTGCGTTTGCAGTTTCGTAAGACAGTTCAATTGCAGCAACTGCAGTAGGCCAACAACCACGCAGAATGTAAGACTTCAGAACTGTATCATCTCGATCCAATTGTTCAACAATCAAATCTGCTTGATAGTCTGCGGCATTTACCAAACCAGTGTTAGTCACTGTATCGTTAATACCGTTCATCCAACGTTCTATTGCGTCACGAACCATAAAGTCCGTGTCGTTGATTACTGTAGTTTCCCATGCTTCGAATTCACGATCACCAGCGATGTAAAGATTACGTCCACGAAATGGAACAGGAATCTCCGTTACTGATTGGCCTGGGAGACTTGCAGTCTTAATAAGGAAAGATGTTCTACGAATATCTAATCCTGTTGCAATTGCCGGAGGGGTAGTCATGGTCACCCTAAACTGGTTTGCACGAGCACCGCCACCGATAAGTTGCGCTTTGAATTCATCAATAGTTGCCATCTACTTATCCTCCGATCTCACTAAATGCAACGCCAGTACGAGTCGCAATAAAGTTAAGTGTAATGAAGTTGATCGAACGTGCTGGTTTGATGTAGATGTCTGCAACAAACTCATTACGATCAATGACTTCACCTGTATTATTAGTTTCATCTGCGACTACTGAGAAATCAGTAATACCTCTACGTCCTTGGACATCACGCAAGAAGGGTTCTACCAAATTGCGGAACTGAGCACGAGTGAATTCATCATTGAATTCAAACAACTGGAACTTAGATGCAGTCGAAATTGCTTTTTCTAGGACGATAAACAGTCTACGAACATTGATTCTGTCGAAAGCAGATGGACGAGACAATGCAGTCTTGTCACCAAACAGTACTGTACCTTGGCCTGGGAATGTAACTACTGGGTTAATTCTTGCAGGATACAGAATGTCTCTCTGAGACTTGTTTGGATTGTACGCAAGTTTGACCACACCACGAATCTGTCCACGATTGAAACCAGCAGGTGAGAACCAAGGATCAGCAACGTTATCAGTGTTTGCAGCAAGTCCTGCAATGTCACCGTTCAGTGGGACATGACGGTATACGTCATTGTACTTGTCGTACATGTACTTATAACCAGAATCAAATACTGCATAAGAAGAACTTGACAATTGATCAAAGAATCCTTTAACATTACTTGTCTGTGTGATTGAAGATGCAATACCTACAACATCTGCACGCCGTGGTGAGATGAATGCAACGACATCTTTTCTTGCTTCTGCAAGATCAATCAAGTTAGTTGCGTGTGTAACACCATCAGTTCCAGCAGGACATGTACCTGCCATGATGAGGTTAATATCAACAGTTTCTGTGTCTGCGAACAAGTCGTATGCAAGATCTAACTCACCGACTGTTACAGCGTAATCATCAGTACCACCAGAAAGTGTTGCAACGATTACTCCAGCATCACCAGTACCAGAAGTGTATGTTGCACCAGATGCAATATCTGTTCCTGCTTCAGTTAATGATGCGTCATGATCCATCCAACGAACGTACTCTGAACCTCTGTTGATGACTGTTGGGTAGTAGTTAGTTCCACCCTGTGTAGTCTTAGCAGATGCTGCCTGAGATACGAATGCATATGTTTCTAAAACAGAAGTTGTTCTCTGTCCTGCGACATCGTTGTCGAAACCAGTGATTGCAGCAGTTCTGTCATAGACAACAACGTGCATTTCATCACCAGAAATGTTTCTGTCTGCAGCCCAAGTTGATGTGCCTGGAGCAGCGTCAAACAAGTCATAGAATCTCCAACGTCTGCGAATTGCTTCACCACCTACCATTGCAGTCTTTAGACCACCACCGTTAGGGTTATCTAATTGACGAATGGTTAGATCGTTAGTTGCGATTGCAGTAACTTCATACTGTGATCCATCTGTTTCTTGTAGGTAAATAATGTCACCAACACTAAACTCTGTTCCATCTGTTACAGCAAGGGTTGTTGCACCCGCCGACGCTGCAGATGCAGTTGAGGTTACTGTCTGTTCATATGCAGTTGCACTTGAACACATTGATACACCGATTGCGTTACCAATTGTGCCTGGGAACTTAGACGCCCAGTTACCAACTGAACCCTCTCCTCCTGCATAATTTTCTTCATAATCAGTATCGTTTTTGATCTTCAATCCAGATCCGTCTGCAGTTGCGTTGAGAGAACCAGTGTCTGCTCTTACAACACGCAGTGCGTTTCCATATTGAAGGAAGTTTGCGGCAGTGAACCATGTTTCAAAATTACTACCGTTTGGCTTGCCAAAGACTTTGACCAAATCCTGTTCTGAAGCAATTGCAATGATTTCATCTACTGGGCCTGTTTCGAAAGCACCAGCGACTGCACCGATTGAAGTTGCAACAGCAGGAACGACATTTGTTAGGTCAATTTCTCTGACTAGGACGCCAGGGGATACTTGAAATGCCATCTCTGTTTACTCCTTTGATATGTTATAGAGTTTATTTCACATCATTATTTAGGAAATACAGGTTTTCAAACTCATTTTTTATATCATCCCTCTGATATAAATACCTGTATGAATAGTCATTATCACAAATATAAAGACACAATTAAGCGTGCCACTAAACGTCACCGCAGAAAGAGAGAGATCTGGGTGAGGGATTATCTCTCTGATGAATCCTGTTCTCACTGTGGGGAATCTGAAACAGCATGTCTGATGTTCTTTCCAGACAATCAACAAATTGTCTCTCTTTCTAAAAAGGTTGGGTTAAATGAGGATGCAAGGAAAGAGGTACTCTCCATAATCTACAATAACCGCATTGTCTGTTCAAACTGTTATATCAAACTAGACAACGATATTATTGATATTATGTAGGGATTTACCAATTTGTATCGTGGGTACGAACTACAGGCGACCAGCGTGTACCATACTCATCTACCATCGTAGTATCACTTTCACCTATACCATCATCAAAAAATCCAAATGGAAGAAGATCAGACTCTAGTTCGTGTTGTCTTTCTGCAAGCAGTTTTGCACGAATATCTGAGTTTGTCAACTCCTTAAAATATGCCTGATCAGTCATCCACGAGAATAAAACACAACACATCACTAAGTCATCGTTCTGTCCCTGTTCTGCTTCAAATGAACTTCCATGTTCAATAAAGGTAGAGAGTTCAGTAATAATATTGAAGTCATTGATAATCATTTTATCAGACTCAACCATTGTTTTGAAAACAGCACACCCAATCTTCTTGACTGCCTTTGTTGTTCTCACACCAAGTTGCGCTTTACCTCCAGAGAATCCACCACCTAATACCTGTCCCGCACGTCCACGCATAGATGCCATGATCAGGTTTTCATACTCCAAGTCGAACTGTAATGCGTTAGCAACCTGTTCACCAATATCATTAACTTCCACTAGACAGTATGCATCATTATAAGAACGTCCCACCTTGTTAATGATGGGTGCAAATAACATTGGACTAATTTCGTTATCCCTGTACTTTGCAACGATACGAATGGGGTATTCTGTTACATCAAATACAACAAACGCAGAATAGTCTCCACCTGTACCCCTCGCAACGTCTGCCACCAATGCATAGGTGTGATCTTTGATTGGTTGTATATACTGATCAATTCCTGCATTAGATACGATGGGTTTCTCATATACCATTGTTTTAATTTTAGAAGGATTGATTAGAGTGTTGACAGATCCTAAGAACTCACATTCAAACTCTCGAGCAAACTGTTGCAACGAGGTGTTTGCAATAGTTTCCTTCTTCCACTTCTCATCCCTGCCTGGAACTTCTGACCAGTGGACTTCAATGGGAATGTATGAGTTGCGTTTCTTCTCTGCTTCGTTCCAGAGTTTAAAGAACAGGTTCATCCCATTAGGAGTTGATACGACAACAACCTTTGTAGACTTACCAGATGAAATGGTAGGATATACTGAACTAAAGAAGTCCTCTGCGACATTGTTTGGTACGAATGCAAATTCGTCTAGGAAGATCATGTTGTATGATCCTCCCCGAACCGCTGATGAAGAAGTTGATGATGCAACCACACGAGAACCATTCTCTAAGTCTACAGAT